ACCTCAATAGACAGCATGCGTCCCACCGATCCTGATGTTGCGCTCGAAAGTCATGCGGTACAACTGCCGCTTCCGGTCGTAGTCGTACTCTACGAGATACCAGGTCTCGCTATTCCACTCATCGACATCGACTCGGAGCGCATCACCCCCCGTCCCGTCCCGATGCCGGGTGATGGTGACGTAATTGGGCGATGCCTCCGTGCCGACGTTGAACGACGATCGGGGGATGTAGAGGACGATGCGATCCGCCGTGACGGCGTAATTGAGCGGGAGGGCGTCCCGCGACGACAACATGACCGCGGACACCTCGATCGCGTTGGTGGCGCTCTGATCGTAGGGGATGTAGGTGGCTCGTACCGACGCCAGCTCAGCCCACGCATCAGCTATGTCGTCCGCGATATCGTCGAAATGCCACGTCATCGGTTAACCCTCCCGCTCACGGCGACGTCACTACGTGATATTGCCGAGTAGATAGGCCGCGCCGGTGAACATCACCCTCTCGTCCACGTAATGACGCACCCTGTAGATGGTGCTCCGGGTCTGCTCCTCCCGGTACTCCTCCACGGTCACCAGCTCGGGGCTGTCCGCCGTCCACAGGAAGGTGCGGCCCACGCACGGCTCCCGCAGATCCATGGGATCCGTGGCCACCCGGGCGATCAGCACGTAGTTGCTGGACCAGATGTCGCTCAGGCTCACCGCCAGGCCCTTGTTGGCCGCATTGTACGGAGCCCCGGCCACCAGCACCTCGGACACCGAAAAGTAATCGGCCAGTAGCGCCAGCTGCTCGTTGGCCGGCCGGGTCAGCACCGGAATGGTGTACTGCACATGCTCCTTGAACTCGGCGCTCAGAAGCACGTTCTGGTAGGCCGCCCACGGAATCACCACCACGTTGGGGTTCAATCCCGTGGCGTCCCGCATGGCCTTGATCCCCTCCATCACGTCGGATCGAGGCGTGCAGGATCCGGTGGTGCTCCACGGCGTGCTCACGTTGTGAACCGTGAAGGTGGACGGGTTGAACAGCAGATCGGCCACGCGCTTTTCCCGGGCCCGCAGCACATTGGTCATGGTGCGCCGGACCGTCACGTATTCCGCGTCGCCGTAGTATTGGAACTGGGACGCCTCGTCGTCCGCCAGCCGACCCTCCAGGCCGTAGTCCTGGCAGGTGAAGGTCTGGCTGGAGTATTCCCAGTCCTCCCGGTTGTAATGGCCGCTCGGGGCGCGCCGCACATCGGGCACGCGAAGCATCTCCCGGGCCTCGATCACGGGAAACTCACCCGACCGCTGGCTCGAACGGAAAACGGGCATCACACGGTCGGCGATGAATCCCTGGTTCATGGAATCCAGGCTGATCTCGCTCGCCATGGCGGCCAGATCAGGGCGAATCGTCGTTCCAACTGCTTCCTTCGGCATCGTTCACTCCTTCTTCATAAAAAAAGGCCGGTTAAAATCCCCACGACAAGGGCTTCCCGGCCTTCGGGTTCCGGGTTGTCTCTCCGATCAGGACTTTAGACCGTCACTTCCTTGTGCATGTCGTCCGGATAACACTCGATCACGGCACCGTCTCCGGAAGCCGCCTCAAAGGCCAGTCCGATCTTGTAGTAGGTGCCCGCCACTCCAGGAGTGCCCTGCACCTTGCCGTCGTTGGAGGCGTAAATCTCTTCGCCCAGCGTGATGTCCTCGGAAGCCTCGATCTCAAAGGTCCCGCTGCAGTTGAAGAGCTTCACGGCCACGTGATCCCCCAACGCATCCGCCTTGTTCAGGCTGACCCCAATGCCCACGTCATCCGCGTCAGCATAGATCACAGTGCCACTGGACAGCTTCACACGCCGGTACGGTGCCAGCACTTCGCCGGCAGAAAACGTCTTGATGCCTTCATTCCAAGCCATGTGTTTCTCCTTCTGATGTCTTCAATGGGTTTCCGTGCATCGGCACGACCCTGAAGTCCCGCCGTGTTGCGTGGCGCGGAGCGCTAAAAGCCGTGCAGGCATCCCCTACTTGGGCTGCACGCTCTGGATCCACTCCTGGAAAAGCTCGGGATGTTCCTTCCTGGCCTTCAGGATGGCTTCGGACTTCCTCATCCCCGTTGCCTCCAGCTTGGCCACCTTGTCCGGGAACGACTCGCCGCCCTCCACCACGGGTTTTTCGCCGAGAAACGCCGGCGCCTCCTCCTCCAGGCTCTCCAGGGCATTCTGGCGCTCGGCCCTCACCGCATCGAAGAACACCTTGTAGGCGGCTTCCTGGCTCAGGCCGTCGCGGATGGCCTGCACGGTCGCCTCAAACGGCGCCCCCGCGTCCAGAAGGGACACCACCCGGGCCCGCTCATCATCCACGCCGGTCCCGTAGCCCGCATCAAAGCCTCGCTCCTCGGCCTGAGCGGCGATCTCTTCCACCTTCACGCTGGCTAGCCCCTCCTCAAAGATCTCGCTGTAGAGATCCGGGTGGTCTTGCCGCAAAAGATCCACGGTCAACTCCTTCGTCATGACTTCTCCTTTCGTCCGTATTGCAGCCATTTTCCTGGCCAGTGAGACGGCATCCTCCAAACTGCCAACCTGGTCCACAAACCCTCGTGATACGGCCTGCTCGCCGATCCACGTCCGGCCGTCAGCCATCCGCTCCATCACCTGAGCCGCCGAAAAGCCGCGATTCTCGGCGACCGACCGGACAAACAGGGCGTAATAGGTATCCACCCTGTCCTGCAGGATCTGGCGGGCCTCCTCATCCAACGGCACGGCGTCGGACCCGACCGCCTTGTACTTGCCGGAATAGATCACCGTGCGCTTGATCCCGGCCGACTCGTATGCGGCCGTGGTGTCCCAGTGCATGCCGATCACCCCGATGGACCCCACCTCCGCCGTGGGCCCGGCAAGAATCCGATCCGCCGCCGAAGCGATCCAATAGCCGGCGCTGGCCATGAGGCCGTCCGTGTAGGCCACCACCGGCTTGGACGCGCGCCGAACCGCCTCCATGGCCCCGTAGGTGCCGTCCACCGTGCCGCCCGGCGTGTTGGCCGAAATGACCATGGCCTTCACCCGGTCGTCCAGGTCCGCCCGCTGGACCCGCTCGATGAACTCCTCCGTGCTGGACGCACCCCCGAACAGGGCCGAAAAGAAATCCACGCGGCGCATGAGCGGGCCCTCCAGGGGAATGACCGCCACGCCGTCTTCGGTCACCTGATAGCCGGGATCATCCGGCCCATCCGCCGGAGACACCAGATGCTCTCCTGCCGCCTCCGGCGCGCTCTCCAGAAGTGACAGGAACTCCTCCAGGGCCTCCGGCACAATGGCCCACGCCGAAGCGCCCATGAGCCACTCCATGCGATTAGCCTTCGCTTTCGTCATCGTCCTCGTCTCCCGTGATGCCGGCGGCCCTCAACCGCCGCTGAATCTCCGCCTGTTCCCGCACCCGTTGTTCCACCACGTCCTCCCAGTCGCGGCCCTGAGCGGACGCCTCGTCGGCCAGGGTGCTGAGATACATGTCAACGGATTCCGCAGACGCCCTCACTTCCTTCACCGGATCCACCCATCCCCAGCCGGGACCGATCCACGACGCCCGCGTGTAGTATTGGCGCAGGCGATAGAAATCCTCCGCGCCGAAAAGCCCGCGAAGATAAGCCTCCTCCAGCACCAGGTCGTAGATGGGCTGGCAAAACTTCTGGGCAAAAAGGGCGCGCCAGACCCCGAACCGGCGCCGGGCTTCCAACAGGGCCGTGCGAGCGCTGGAATAGGTGGTGTCGCTGAAATCCTTCGTTACCAGCTCCGGCGGCAACCCCAGGCTCGCCCCGATCATCCGCACGATGATGTCCGCGAAGGTCTCCAGGTTGCCGCCCCGCCCCTGCGGGTCCACCACCTGGATCTTCTTGCCGCTCTTGAGATACCGGATCAGGCCGGGGGCCAGCTCCTGGACCATCTGGTCGTCGCTGTCCAAACTGGTGTAGCTCTCATAGGCCGTCTGGTAGGGGTTGTCGTCCGTAACGAACACCGACAGGCACGCCGCCACCTGCTGGTTCACGATCTCCGCTTCCATCCAGTCGCCCAGGTCCCGGAAAAGATTCATGGCCGAGGCAAAGGGCGGCACGCCCCGCACCTGCCCGGGGCGCTCGGCAAAAAAAACATGCAGCACCCGGGGACGACCCCGGCTGTCCCGGGCCGCCACCCGCTGGGGCTGGCCCCGCGTCCCGGCGTCCGACCCGCCGGCAGGCTCGATCCAATACGCCTGCACCACGCCGAGATCGTCCGTCTCCACACCGTAGGGAAACCGGGGATCCGAAGACCACACCCGCTCGGGGTCGATGAGCTGAAGAGCCCGCAGGATGGGACGCCCGCCGGGACGGCCCCGGCGCATCACCGGAAGCACAAAGACCTCGCCGTCAATGAGAAGGCGCATCACCGAAAGCAACTGAATCTCGTGAAAGCTCTCCCCGTACACCGCCCCCGCATGAGCCGCAAACAGCCGCCACGCCGCCTCCGCCTGCCGCCGTAGCTCCGTCGCGCGCTCTTCTGAAATCCCCAGCTTGTCCGCCCGAATCCGGCTCTGAGGAACCAGGCCCATGCCGCCCACCACGTTGTCCGCAAAGGTCTGGACAATGCCCCGGGCGATGGCGTTGTTCCGATACAGGTCGTTGGCGCGGCGGACCAGCGTCAGGTGCTCCCATCGAGGCGGCGTGGCCGGCGTCCTTCGAGCGCTCAGCCACTCCCGGTAGCGCGGTGCCGGGCCTCCGCCCGAATAGACGCTTGACGACAAAACGTTCTGAACCTTTCGGTGCGCCGTGCGCTCCAGGGCCCTCTTGGGCGAAACCCAACCGATGATGCGATCAATCACGTTCAAGTCGTCACTCCCTCGTCAATCGGATCTTATGCCGGGTGCCGCCCCTGGACCGGGCGTCCAGCCTCGCGATCTGCTCCAGCACCCACCGCTCCTCGTCCAGAAGATCCTGCAGGGCCGCTCGGCTCACCTGAAAATCGTCGATCCCATAACGCTGGCGCTTGCGCGCCTTGGCGATCTCCGCGCGAACGTCCGCCAGCCTCGCCAGCAATTCTTCCCTGGTGTCCACCATCCAGACCACCTCGACTCGCCATAAAAACCCCCGCGTCCGTAACCGGAAGCAGGGGTCCACAATCCATGACCAAAAACACCACGCCGTCACTACAACCGACGAATCCACGAAGTGCGAGCCGGCCGCACCCGACTGTCGCGGCGCCGAAGCCACCAGGCTCCGTCTCCGTCCTCATCCTCCGCCGGCGCTGGCGGGCGATTGCCTTTGGGACCCGTCACATCGCTCATGGTCCCTCGAGGCACCAGCCCGATGGGCTCACGTACCAGCGAAACGCCGCCCCCGGCCGGCCACTCGGGATGCGCCACCGCCAGGGCCATCACCTCGCAGTCCAAGAGGTGGTTGTCCTTTCGCACCTGAACCCACTGCATCAGGCCGCGCTTCACCACCCTCTTTTCCTCCGCCGTGATCTGCCGGGCGTAGTCCTCGCCCGTGTCCCGGTGCAGATAGGCCCCGCGAGGCTGCGCCTCCATGGCCTGCTGCAGGGCATAGTGAAAGGCGTCCTTGAGCTTCCCGCCATCCAGCAGGACAATCCGAAGACCGCCCGGCATGGCCTTGCCCGACGGACTGCGGTCTTTTACCGCGCTCATGCGAAAGTAGCTGGGCAGCGGGTTGCTCGCCCCCTTGATCCCAAAGCACAGGCATCCTCGCCCATGAGCGTGGTCACGAAGCCACCAATACACCGACTCGGTAAGGCTCACGTCGCCCCCGGCGTCGCCTCCCCCCGTGTCTATGGCCGCCCGCCAAATCCTCATCCCCTTGGATTCGTCCCACGCCGCCGGATAGGCCGTGCCGAAAAGAAGCCGCTCCAGCTCGTTCCAGTCCGCCAGGTGCCCGAGGGGGCGGTGGCCCTGACGGCCGGCGTGGACGTGCAGCTCCGGGGTTTCTGGTACGTGGTGCGGGCCTGGGCCAACGATCACACCAGCTGGCTCATCGACTACGGGCA